GGTGACTGCTGCGGCTATCAACCGGGTCTGACCTTTTGACCGGTGGCGGCGCGTGTTAGGCTCCGCGCCGCCACCCCCCAAACCCCTGAGCCTAATCCTATTCTTTGGAGCCTAACCCAATGACCGAATCCCCGCAGGATTTTGACCTTGACGCTTGGATCGATGGCGCGGAGCGTCCGGCTCGCAGTGTGACTGTCTACCAGAAGGCCGGCCTGATCGCAGACCTTGACGCGCTGGCCGAGCAGATCAACAACGCTGACATGGATGGCATCGAGCATGCCGAAGAGCGCAGCATTGGCGAGCAGTCCGAAAGCCAGAAACTACAGAGCGAGTATGCCAAGATCGCGCAACAGTTCCACGAATCCGCGCTGGTCATCAAACTTGAAGGCCGAGACGACGCTGAGAAGCATGAAATCGCCAAGGCTAACCCTGGCTTGACCGGGACGCAACTGGGCTACGTGGTAATTGCTGACGCGATACAGTCCCCTAAGTTCACGGCTACGCAGTTAGAGAAGTTGGCGGACAGGATCGGGGAACTTCAGTTTGGGCAGATCATTGCCCGCTTCCATGAGGCTTGCACTGAGGTTCCTGTTGTGAGCGCCGATTTTTTGCCGAAGCCCTCTACACGGGGCGATGGTGGCGAGTAGTCGCCGCACTGAAAACGGCTGAGCGTTTCCAGCGTCCCCCGTCCTCATATCTTGGGCCGTTGCCTGAGCACAAGGATAGGCTGCTGGAGTTCGCTTACACCCTCTACGTTGAGGGGTTGTGCGATTGCGGTCGTCCCAAGTTTGAATGCCGCAACGAAGCCAACCGCGGGCTTTATGAGGCCGCTTCGGTGACATGCCAAGCCGCCGCCGCTGTTGAGGAACATACCGGGCAGAAGGGTTTCAAACCAGATCCGGGGCAGCGTTTCTATGCGCGGGAAATTGACGAGGAACTAATCACGCGCAGGACGTTCGCGCCATTTCCCGGCACCAACGATCAGGACGATAAACCCGGCCAGCGCGACGAAAGTAGCGAAGGCGTTTAGCCCTGCGTTGCCGTTTTCCCCGGCGCTGAATAGTGCTATTGCGATACCGAAAACGAGCATCCCTAAGCCCGTTTTCATAATGTTCGCGGCGCGCTTCTTATTGACTTCCCCAATTTGAGTCATTGGCTAATGATGCCATGCCTCCGCCGCGTCTAGAACCCCTTGGAGGGACTCATGGCTGATCGCCGCGTAAAGGTTATTTTCAGTGCGGAGATTCAGGGTTTCAAGCGGGCGATGGAGGAAGCCGCCCAGTCTACGCAGAAGACGAAGAAGGCGTCTGAGGATTCTTCGAAGGCTGCGGACACTTATCTGGGGAAGCTGGTTCAGTCGGCTAACAAGAACCGTGACGCCTGGGAGCAGGCTGGCGGGGTTATGCTCGGCTTCGGTGCTGCCGCTGTGGGTGGGTTGGCTCTGGCGTCCAAGGCGGCTGTTGATTGGGAGTCGGCTTGGGCGGGCGTTACTAAGACTGTTGATGGTTCCCCTGAGCAGATGGCGGCGCTTGAGGGTGAGCTGCGGAACCTTGCTAAGACGCTTCCTTCGACGCATGAGGAAATCGCTGCGGTGGCTGAGGCTGCTGGGCAGCTTGGTGTGAAGCGTGAGGATGTCACAGGGTTCACCAAGACGATGATTGATCTTGGTGAGACGACGAACCTGACCGCGGACGAGGCCGCGACTTCCATTGCTCAGATCAGCAACGTGATGGGCACGATGGAGCGTGACGGGGCCAAGGGTGTTGAGCGTTTCGGCGCGACCCTCGTGGCACTGGGTAACGCGGGCGCGTCCACTGAGGCCGAGATTCTTGAGATGGCTAAGCGGATCGCTGGTGCCGCGAAGCTTGTTGGGGCTTCCGAGTCTGATGTGTTGGCCCTTGCGAACGCTATGGCGTCGGTGGGTATTGAGGCGCAGCTCGGCGGCGGGGTGATTAGCCGTGTGATGCAGCGCATGTACACGGATGTGAAGGACGGCGGCGAGGGTCTTGAGAACCTGGCGAGGGTCGCGGGTGTTTCGTCCAAGGAGTTCGCTGAGGCGTTCGAGTCTGACCCTGTGCGTGCCGTTGATGCGGTAGTCAAGGGCTTGGGCCGGGTCAAGGCTGAGGGCGGCAACGTCATGCAAACCATGGACGAGCTGGGCATCAAGGGCACTGAGGAAACCGGCGTGATCCTGCGTCTTGCTGGTGCCGGCGATCTGCTGGCTGATTCGTTGAAGCTGGGCGATTCGGCGTGGCAGTCGAACAGTGCGCTTGCGGAGGAAGCGGCGAAGCGGTACGAGACGACCGAATCCAAGGTCAAGATCGCGTGGAATAACATCAAGGACGCCGCCATTGAGGCGGGCGCGGTTTTGCTGCCGCTGATTTCTGGTGTGGCTGAGAGTGTTTCTGGTATCGCGCAGGCGTTCGGTAACCTGCCGGAGCCGGTCAAGGGTGCTGTGACGGTTCTTGGTGGGGTGGCTGGTGTTGCCGCGCTAGGTGCCGGCGCGTTCCTGTCGCTAACGCCGAAGATCCTGGACGCTATGAATGCGTTCAACACGCTCGCCCCTGCCGGGGGCAAAGCGCGTGGCGCTTTGGTGGGTGTGGGTAAGGCCGCGGGCGGGGCAATGGTCCTCGCTACGTTGGCGACTGTTCTGGCTAAGATCGCTGAAGCCGACTACATGTCCAAGATTGACACGGGCATGGGCAAGGTCGCTAACGCCCTCGCTGACGTGACAAGTAACGCGCCTGGGGCTGCTGACTCTCTCGATTCCTTGTTCAAGAACAAGGACGGGCAAGCGCTTATCAGCGACGTTGACGATCTGGGTTCTGCGATCCAGCGGACATTCCGCCCGGATGGTGGGCGGCAGTTCAACGACTGGGGCGAAGGGCTTGTCAACACTCTAACCGGCGTGAAGGGCTCGTCTCATATCCTGGCCGATTCATTTGACCGTCTCGATCAGGGGCTTGCTGATCTTGTAACTGGCGGCAGTGCGGATGATGCGGCTAAGGCTTTCGAGCAGATCAAGAAAACGGCTGAGGCCCAGGGGGTCAGTGTTGAGGAACTTGCTAAAAAGTTCCCGCAGTACGCGGACGCTCTGGCTGCTGCTGAGGCTGAGGCGAAGAAGGCCGCTGCCGAGGGCGAGAACGTTGAGGGCGCAGTCAAGGGCGCGGGTGATGCTGCTGAGGTAGCCGCTGCCCAAACGGAAGCTATCGAAGAGGCGCTAAAGGAAGTTGGCCTCGCGGCTGACGGGTCCGTTAGCGACATTGATAGGTGGACGCAGACCCTTTTCAACGCGGGCCTTTTGTCGCTCTCAGCCTCGGATGCCTCCATTGCTTACCAGGCCGCTATTGATAACGTAACTGAGTCGATCAAGACAAACGGCACAACTCTGGACATCAACACTGAGCAGGGCCGAGCGAACCGCTCGGCTTTCAACGATCTGGGGCAGTCGGCTATAGCTGCAATGACGGCAGTTGCCGCGGAGACCTTGGCTACTCAGGGGTCGTCAGCGGCGCAAGCTGAGTTGCAGAAGAACCTTCGGACGAGCTATGACGATCTGATCCGTGCTGCTGGCCAGTTTGGCATTACGGGCGACGAAGCGGACACGATGGCGCGTAAAGCGTTGGGCATCCCCAAGGAAGTCCCGATTGATACATGGGTCAACGATAAAGCCACTTCAACGCTAGACGGGCTGAGGACCAAAGCTGACGGGCTGGACGGCAAAACCGTGACACTGTACGCGCAGGCGGATATTTCCGCGGCGCAGGCTGCGTTGGATCATTTGAAGGCTAATTCGATGATTACCGCGAATCAGTACGCTTCGGGGAACGCTTACCAAAAGGCTACTGGTGGTCGGGTTCCTGGGTTTTCTGAGGGTGGCCGATTGCCGGGGAACGGTCCCGGCACTGAGGTCACTGACGGGTTCCTAGGGGTTAGCGCCCTTGGTGCCCCCCTTGTCCGTGTAGACGCTGCTGAGTGGATCATCAACCGGAACTCGTCTGACCGTTACAACCGCGAACTGGCGGCGATCAACGCGGGCACTTTCCCGAAGCTCCCAGGCTACGCGGAAGGCGGCATGGTCGGGCGGGAGTGGTCCGCGCAGCAACTAGGGTACGCGCCCGCCGCGATGGGTGCTTCTCAGTGGGTTGCGGGTGACACGAACGTGACCGTGCTGATCGGCGGGGAGGCTGTTGATGCCCGGTTTGTCAGGGTTGTTCGCAGTGAACTAGATCAGGTTTCGGCTATTGCTAGGGGGCGTTCGCGTTGACGGTTGTTTACGCTACTGGCGGTCTGGCGTCGCTTACGTTGGAGTCGATTGTTGATGAGTCGCCTGCCTCGCTGCCGCCACGGGTTCGTGTGACGGTTACCGATGTGGCGTCGCCCTTGACTTTCACTCTTACACGGTTGTGTGAGGGTGAGTCTTGGGCGGTGCCGGGTTGGAAGTCGAGGACTTTCACGGACTCGGACACGGATGTTGATTGGGTTGCCCCGTTGAACCGCCCGGTGACGTACACGCTCTCCGCTAACGGATCCGCGATCTGTTCCGCGACGATCATCCTTGAGTCTGAGGATGCGATCATTCAGGATCCGATTCAGCCGGACAAGTTCTTGCCAGTGAAGATGGTTGGCCGTGAGCCTGGGTTCCTGACGATGAGTTCGCAGGCTTTGTCGAACGTCCAGTATGAGTCCGGGCAGTCGCTTGTGCGGGTGATGGGTTCGCCTTATGCGGTGGCTTTGGGTGGGCAGGTTGCTGCTGCTTCGGGGGTCAACGTTAGCGTTGCTTCGTATGATGCGGAAACCGCGGCGTCGTTCCGTGCTTTGCGTGCTGAGGCCCCGATCTTGTTGCTGCGAACTACTACGGACATGGTTCCGTTGCCTGCACTGTCTTACTTGTCCGCCGAGGTCGCAGAGCAGCCGGTGACGGTTCACATGGGCGGCACATTGACTCGTTGGAGTGTGACGGGCGATCTTGTGTCGGCTGTGATGCAGGCGGCGATTAGTGGGTTTGTGACGTATGACGAGGTGCAGCAGTTGTTGGCTGGTGTGACGTATGACGAGGTTCAGGCCGCGTATAGCGGGTTGACGTATTTGGATGTGCAGAAGAACCCGCTGATCTTCGCCGACCTGTAAAGCCCCCTGACTGATTGTGGCCCCGCCTGTTGGTGGGTCTTTTTCTATGCCCTTTGGAGGCTTGATGCGTGCCTTGCCTGGTGGTTTGTTGGACGCCCTGAGCGGGTCCGTTTCGGACGCGAGGCTTGTGTGTCATGCGTGGTATGACGGGGCGTTGGTTGGGCAGTCGCTCCCGGTTGAGAAGTGGTCGCTGTCTTGGGATGGCGCGGACACGGCTTTGGTTCAGGGTAAGGCGTCGTTCACTGTGGTTGATGGTACGGGTGCTCTTGCCCCGTGGGGTTGGGATGAGCCACTGTCGGCGGCTGGTTCCAGGGTGCAGACGGTGTTTGAGAGCGCCGGGTCGTCAGTGGATTTGGGTTGGTGGTTGATTACTCAGAACCAGCCGAATGAGATGTGGCGTGTCGCGGGGAAGAACCTTGAATGGGTGTCTGGTGGGGCGTCGGTCCCGGTTTCCGCTGAGGAACTTACCCGTTTGGCGGCGGATTACCGTTTTTGGGCTCCTGAGTCGCCGCCCGAGGGCGCGACGGTGGTGTCTGAGGTTCGCCGGTTGTTGGCTGAGGTTTGCCCGGTCACTGTCGCGACCGGTGTCGTTGACCAGTATGTTCCCTCGTCGATGGTTTACAAGGACAACCACGCGGCGCATGTGTTGGACCTTGTGCGGTCTATTGGGTGCTGGTACAGGATGACCGGCGACGGGGCGCTTGAGGTTTACTCGCAGGCTAAGACGGTCCCGGTGTGGACGGTTCAGGGCGGTGCGGGTGGGGCGTTGGTGCAGGTTGCCCGCACGCAGTCACGTTCGGACATCCTGAACGGGGTAGCCAGTACCAGTAATGATGCGTCATTGGAGATTAGGAAGCTCGCAACCATTGAGGAAGGCCCGCTCAGGTATGGCGGGCCTGCTGGTTGGCTTATCCAGGAACACACGGCGTTGGCGGACACGCCCGAGGGTGTGCAGGCCGACGCCCGCACCTACCTTGCGAACAAGACGTATGCGAAGACTCTGAAACTTGAGGTCACCTGTTTGCCGCATCCGGGGGTGCAGATTGGTGACTGGATCCGGGTCGCTCAGCCTGTCATCGACGGGACCGTGTTCCCGCTTGATGGTTTGGTGACTTCGGTGTCGTTGTCAGGTGGGCCTGCCGGTTTGGACCCGATGAAGCTCACGGTTGAGGTTTCCATTGATGACGCGGCCCGTGTCGGGTTGTATGTGCGGAAGAAGGCCAGGGCATGAGCCTTGCCGATTTCCTGTCAAAAACCACCGGGCGGTTTGAGGTTATGCCGGGGTTCGCTGACGTTTACCCGCTGGTCAAGGTTGGCGGGTTGACGCAACCGGCTGTGTGGTTGGGTGATTATGCGCTGCCGGGTGAACCGGTCATTGTCGGGGTGATCGTGAAACCTGACGCGCCGGGGCAATGTTTGATGCTTGGCCGTGTTGGTGGTCCGTTGCCCATTGAGGGGATCGTGACCGCGGCCCCCGCTGGTTCGGACACGATCACGGTTTTAGCGGACTCGGTTGAGTACACGGTGACGTTCGCCGCTGACCTGACACCGACCGTTGGTGACCGGATGCGGCTGCTCTGGCAGGGCGGCACCGGAACAGCAATATGCAAGGTCGGTGTCACGCCTACGGCTGTGGTTGCCGGGCCCTCCACGGCTCCCCCGCCAACGGCTGCGACGGCGGGTGTTCACACTGTCATTGCCACGGACTCGGGCACCTTTTCGGCTGGGTTTGGGTGGAACTCGTATTTCAAGCAGAACGTCTACCAGGGCAACGGTGCGACGTGGGGTGCGCCAACGTCCAATAGCGGGGCCTGGTTTTACGGGTCCGGCGCGAACCAAATCAACGGATCCACCGTAACGGGCATCCAGTTCAAGCTCCCGGCGAGGAACAGTGCCGGCACAACTTCAGCGTCCGGCACCGTCCACATCTACTTGCATAACTCGCCGTCGAAACCGGGCGGTGACGTTACCCGCGTTCAAGGGCCCGTGGATGTGGTGGTCGCCCCGAACTCGCCGGGCGGACTCATCACCCTGCCTGCGTCGTGGGGGCAGACCCTGATCGACGGCGGCGGGATCGGCATCACAGGGAACCCGTACATGGGTTTCCGTGGCCGCGGCGAAGACCCGGAATCGGGCAAATTACTTCTCACTTGGCAACGATAGGAGGCCCGCATGGCTGGGCAGACGACTTGGAATAAATCCACAGTGGCCGCAGGCACAGACCCGTGGAACCTTGTCCCGGACATGAAGGGCGCTATTGAGAACTCGGGTCTCGTGTTCGATGTCGCGTCGGACGCTGAGCGTTCGGCGCTAGCGGCGGCGGCACCGGGTGGTGTGCTGCCTGTTCCTACGCTGATTTACCGGACGGATCTTGGCAAGTACGAATCGTGGAACGGTACACGTTGGGCTCAGGCTGCTATCACTGAGCTGGGCCGTAGCGCGACTGGTGTGGGCGGAACGTTAGCGGCGGACCCGTCTTGGTCAGACA